AGCAGTTGTAGTTCCTTCTACCTTAATATATTGCCCAAGTCCAATAGTCTGCATTAAACTTCTAATTCCAGTCACAGTAGAAGTGATTGTAGAACCAGCGAAACTAAACGCTCCTGTTGCTCCAGTAAATAACTGAGTGTAATCAGTTGGAGTTACGTTCACATTAGTATGTGTTGGAGAGTTAATTCTATTAGAAATAGCAACCAAACTTATACGCTGAGTGTCTAACACTGGCGATAAAGAATCATTGGTTGAAGATAGGTTTATAGCAAAAGTTGCTGATTTATTTCCACCAGTAAATGTATTTTCATTAATTTCAGATGATATTAAACGAGGGCTATAGAAGTAGTTATTTTCATTAACTAAACAGTCACCAAAAGAAACATCTTGAATGTATGGTGTTTCAGAACCATCAACAGATCTACCTGATGTAGTTTTCATTGAATAGAAAGTTGAAGTTTCTGAGAAGTTCTGAACTTGAGCAATCGGCATCACTGCATCATACTGAACCTGTCCTGTAGCTCTAACAGTCGTTCCACCAAAATAACCAGTCTTAGTTGCAGATGTTCCTGTAGTAATTGTGTAAGAGTCTAAGTCAATGTTACTTACAAACCAAGTACCATTCAATTCTGTAGCAGGAATTCCATTTAATGTACCTGACACACCAGAGATAGTTACTTTACAACCATCTGTTAAACCATGATTATTTTGCCATACACGAATAACATTGGAACCTGCAGTCATCTGGAATGGATCATTCTCAAGTGTTGTGTATGGAAGTACATCATTTACAAACTGAACAGTTCCAACACCAGATGTGTCAAACTTGGCTTTGTAAATTGTAAACATCAAATCTTGAGTTTGGTCTGTTGTCCAAGTAGAAGCATTCTGAGATTTGAACAACGAACCAAGATATGGTTGCTCAGAAATAGTTCTGCTTGTTCCAGGAACAGTGTCACCAAGTTGTGAAATCCAAACTTTATATTTGTTTGAATCAGAAATCAAAACGATACAATATTCTGAACCATCCTGCACATAAACAGGAGATGGGAATCTGAATGAAGTTGGTGTATCGAATGTTGGTGTTGCAACACCATCTAAATCAACTGTATTAGTTGATAGGTTTACTTGCTCTGGACGTAGAGTTACACGTGAGAATGGTAATACACGCTTACCTGGATAACCATTGACAACTTCACGAATTTCCAATGTTACTGGAATTGCAGTATCTTTAGTTGCAAAGAAGATGTCAACCTTAGTTAAGAATGCTCCACCTTTGTTGTCAATCAAGAATGTTTGAGCAAGTGGGTCATACCAACCAGTATCTGACAGAACACGTGATGATGTTTCAATAATAGTTCTGCTATCTTCGACTACGTTCTGAACCAACTCAGCATTACGTACTGCATTTACAGTAGCCTGTTTGGTTTCAACAATACCCTCTGCTCTATATTGAGCACGACCACGAGAAGTAAATTCTCCATTTGCGGTAGCACTATCTACAAGTTTAAATTCACGTGAACCAGTGCGGAAACGAATAGATTCTGTATTTGGAATATTGAATAGTAAGTTTACATCACCACTCTTATTAGTTACAATACTTCCGCCAGTTGTATTTAAAGTGATTGAGTTAATAACACCAACTGCGTTAGAAACAGAACCAGTAATTTGTTCATTATTCTGGAATGTTCCTTTAATGTTTACAACCCACAAAGATTTAGTATTAGTATCATAATCTAATTCAGTGCCAACTACAACTGCAGTTGCATCACTTGTAACACCTCTAATATAATCACCACGATTTAAACAAACTTGAGAATCTCCGTTGATGCGTCGTGCTTCTTCAGTGGCAATACCACCTACGTTTGTTGTAGCATCAAATGTTCCGCTAGTTGATGTATAAGTAATTTTGGATGCTGGAGTGCTGTAAGCTGCAATATCAACATCGTCAAAGTATGGGTAGAAACGTGTCAATGGTTTTAGACCACGAACTTGAACAAGAATATTTCTTGAACGAATGTATGGAATAACAGCTGTTGATAGAACACGATCTGCTACAACTTGCTTATCAATTTTAGCAACGATATCAGTTTTAATACCAGATCTTGTCTGACCAACTTGGGTAGCTGTGAGTTCAGCTGTAACCCAACGACGTGCACCGCCACCGCTGCTACCGAAGTTTGCACTAACAGTTCCAAACACTCCACCGAAGTTAACTGAGCCAGCATTTGCATTTGCAAAACCAAATGTTCCGCTAACTTGTTGTCCAGTCCATTGAGTTTGCCATGCATTCCAAACTGTACCCAACGCTCCAGCTTTTTCAGCTAAAGTATTAATTGTTGAGAAGTTACCCTCTACGTTGTTAATAATATCTGGACGTCGTTCAGTTTCAAACCAGTCATCTGTCTGAGGATTTAATTTAACGTCACCGATAAATGTAAATACTGCGAATGGGTTAATATTTTCTAAACGAGAAGCGAATTGTTGTTTAACTAACTCAACATCTTGTAGAATAGGTAGAGTTATAACATCACCATATTGAGCATAGTTAGCTGCAGTACGAGCAGCATTGGTAGATGCTTTTTCAATTAAGTTGACGTTCTTCATTGTAAAGAATGGACGCAACTCACCTTTGTTCATATCAACTGAACAACGGTAATCTACAGACTCAGCTGCGCCGACTCCATGACCAGTAAAGTTGTCAACAATAAATCCGTTCTTCATTCTATCCATACCAGAAGAATCTTGAATCTTTAAAGATTCAGTTTGTTGTTCTAATAATGATAGAGAAGTGTAATATTCTAGATTGTCGATACGCTTTTCTAGCTTACCGATATCGCGCATTGTGTAGCGACGATTGTCAACGCTTTCAATATAAACATTACTGTTTGTAGTATCAAAAGTATATGGAGCCAAAGTTAGCTTATAAAGAATCATACCTGTTGATGAGTCTTCTGCATCGCCTGGATTAATTGAAGATGTTCCAGATATATTGAAGAAGTTACCATTAACGTCAACTGCAATCTTTTCTTTTCTTGCCAAATAGTAAGTGAAGTCAGTTGTAATATTTGACCCACGTTTTGGTAGTTGAGTTACTGCACTAAATGTAACTCCATCGTCATCAATTCTTGGACGGAAATCTAAACCATCACGTAAATCAGCTGGGATTTGTGAATAAGGAATAGTAGCAGGGTAAGAATTAACGCTGCAATAGTCACCAACAGAGTGAGTGAAATATTCAAATGTAACTTGAATTGGAGCAGATGGTGGAGCATATGTATCTTTTAATACAATTCTTCCTGGACCATAGTGAGTTGATCTTTGTCCGTTATCAAAATCATAACGATCTGAAATGTCAATAGTATAAGATCCTGATGGTGACGCAAACGATCCTGAATCCATCTTAACGCTATTAATCTTCCAGCAGTCTGCTTTATCAAGAGATAAAGTTGTTGGAGTTGCTGTTGATTGAGTGGTGAACACCTTAGTAGCACCAGTTACATGAGTTTTAGTTTTTTCTGTAGAACTAGAACCAGTTTTATTAACTGTAGCTACAATGGTACACTGTTTACCATCATGTGTATTTCCAACGTTAATAACAGCAGAACTTCCTGTTACGTTGACGCTATTGATAGTGAGAACATCACCAGTATCATTTCTAGTTACAATAAAGTTGCCAGTTACAGTACCAGAAGCAAAAGTTCCTGATGCAGCATTAATGTTAATGTTGCCACCAGCAACAGTTTCATTGTATATTGCAGAAACTGTATAAGCTGTATCGTTAGTTGCTAATGCACTTCTTAGTGAGCGAACTGTACTATATGGTAATGCAAAAACAGTCTTCTCTAAATTAGTTGCCAATAAATTGGTTTTAACTAAACTGTAAGCTGCGTTAGTTGCAGTTAAAGAAGCTGATATTGTTAATGCTGTCTGAGAAGCAACTGCAGTTACTCGATATGATGCACCATTAACATAGATGTAATCGCCAACAACCAATTCTGTTAAGAATGAAGTTCCGTTACCAGTGACTGCTGTACCAGAAGCAGTTACAGAGCCAATTAATGGTGTAGTGATTGGGTTAACATCAGCAGTGAATCCAGTTGAGTTTAAACCGATAGATTTAACGTGGCGAGAAAATTCTTTACCACTATTCATATTAATATCATATAAGAATAACTTATATGTTGCAGTTACAGAACCGATCGTTCCATTGTCCCACTCAATTGCACGAACACGTGCAGTACCAACAATACTTCCTGCTTCACTTCCACGTGTTGTTGTTAATTGGTCTCTTAAATTAACAACAGAGTTTAAAGTTATTGGAGGGATCTTGCATAGATTATTAACTATTACATAACTACCCAATTCTGCAGAAATGAATGCGTTATCTGCTTGTGCATAATCACGAGATTTATTGATTGGAATATATTCGGTTGCAATCTTTTCAATTTCGTAACCACGAACATATGCTTTTCCTGGCTCTAAACCAATGGCGAGTTTAGAATCATCACCATTTTTGTAGATACCACGATTGTAAACTGGAGTTGTTGTATATTCCCACTGAATACCAGTAGATCCTGGACCATCATATGCATTACCTGTAGTGTGTACAGGAGCAGTAGTAACAGACGTTCCGCTATTTTTAGCTACATATGTTTTACCAGCATTGGTAACAACGTCGCCAATCAAGAATGCAGTATTTTGTGTCCAAGCACCACGATTATTTGTACGATGTTCACGAACATCGATATTGAAATTTCTTACTGTATAATCACCTGACTCATCATAAGTGCGACGAGCCAATGTTTGTTCTAAAACAGAATATTCTGTCTTAGTAGTAATCTTTTTATTAACACCATCTTCAACACGTAACAATTCAATAAAGCTGGCATCAGAAGATGATTCTAAAGATATCTTCTTTAGAGTTAAATCGATATAATAACGATGAGAACCTGGAGCAGCATAGTTGAAACTATTTTGTGCATTATCCAATAAAGTTGCATCTTCTTCAGGAGTAACAATCTTTTCTTCTACGTTCAATCCAACACGATATGATGGAGTATTGCTATATTTGTCAAGAATAATAGAATGCGCATCAACCAACACAAAGAAACCATTAACGTAATAAACACCACGTTCAATAGAAACAATAGAACCAATACCAGTAGCATTTTCCGCTACTGCTTGGAATGAATACAAATTATCTTCTGTTGTGATTACTTCGCCTGCAGCAAATACTTTTGTAGTATTGTTACTGCCAGAATTTTTGTAACGAACGTAGATAGTTGATGGTTCGTTCTGCTCAGAACTTTGAACCTTAATAACCTCTGCTTTAAGGTTACTATTCGCACCTAAAACAATTTTATCTTTAAGAGAATCTAAGAATGTCTCTACAGCAACGCCATTATACAATGGCTGCAATTTAACATATTGAGCATTAGTATCAATGGATATCTGTCCAGGGAGAACCATTGCACCTTGTTTGAAGATATTATCTCCATGGCGCTGGATTTGTTTCTGGAGGATTGATTGTAGTTGTGTTAGTTCACGAGCCTGCAGAGCGAAACTTGGACGGAACAAAATTCGGTAGAATTTACTGTTCTCGTTATAATCGTCATTATATGGTTCGGTATTGAAATCGATCATCTTTTACTCTTTTAGTTAATTACTATTATTTATTAGAATTTTATAACAGTTCTAAGAGTTACTGTTTGGTCTGCTGTTGGTGTAAACGCTTGCTTATTATCAACGAAAAGCAGATCACCAGAATATTTATCTACTGTTGGTAGAGTAACTCCAGATATTGTAAAACTTTGTGAAGCATCATTAGTGAAAACTCCACCTACGGCTGGAACTGCATTGTCAAGACTTTGAATAAGAGCAGAATTGGCATTTAAATTAACGATTCTAAATTTAGTTCCACTGCCTGTCAAATAAATGTTCTGATCTTTTGCAAAATTTTGAAGATTAATAACCCCTGTTACAACAAAACAAGTTGATGCGAGGGTTGATTCCAGAGAATATGTAGAACCATATTTTCTTGGATTTTTAATAATACCTATTTGACGGAAGTCATTATTAACTTCAAATCCTTGGTTTTTATCTCTAGATATACTTGAGTAAAACATCAGAGATCTTGTATAAAGACCATTAACAGAATCTTTTCCGTGTCCACCAAAGTCAGTAATAATTGCTCTGGCTTTTGCTCCAAATCCATTACCATTTATTGTAACTTTCGCCCAACGATATCCTTGACCATAGTTGGTCATTCTA